TACTGATAGTATGCTTGATATGTTGTTTTCATAGACCGCCCCCTGCGGCCCCCCTGATGAATTGGTGGGTGGAGATACGAAGGGGGATCGCATCCCCACCCAATTTGCAGCCTAAGCGCGCTTTAGGTGCAAACTCAGTAGTTACCCGGCTTAATGCGGGCAGTTTTAGAGGCAATCTCAGCCTTTTCCAAGCGCCCTTTGCCCCCGCCAGAACCGGCATCCATATCCTTGTAGGAGCTATAGGTGCGGCCACCAACCTTGCGGGCGCTACGTTCAGCAATCTCGGTCTTCTCAAGACGACCTTTGCCAGAGCCCGCGCCAGCAGTCATGTCCTTATAGGACGTTGCGCGACCACCAGACTTGCGGGGCATCGGCATACCCGGAGGGCCAGCAGGACCAGCAGGGCCGGGCATTGGGATAGGCATCGGCATTGGCATTGGAGCCGCGCCGGGAGCGCCACCCGGAGGCGGAACAGCTATAGGCATGCCACCAGGCATCCCATCCATGCCCGGAGGCTTGGTCGGACCACCCATGGGGTTGGGCATCATGTCGCCCATCCCAGCAGGCTTGCCCGCGCCAATAATGATGTTGATGTTGGTCTTGCCCTTGGCTTTGCCGCCGCGAGCATGAGCAGTGCGACCGCCAGTAGCGCCGGGAACCTTGCCGGGATAGCCGGGGCCGGAGAAGATGCCGCCACCGGTAGCCCGCTTAGCGCGGCCACCGCTCTTCTTGCCGTCATCATCATCGCCACGAAGAGCGTTGAGGCCCATGGCAAGAGGACTGAACATCGACATTGCGCCGCCAATGGTCTTGCCGGTACGGGCAGACGGCTTCACCATCTTCTTGATGAGCGCCTTGTCGGCAGCGATATCCTCATGCCCTTCAGTCTTGCCGCCGTGCGCTCTACCAACCGGACGATGGCCATAACGGTAGCCGCCATACTCATTATCGCGGCGGTCAACAGCGCGAGACGCAGATTTTAATGATCCGTAATTACCGACAATATCGCCAGTATGACGATCATAAACTTCAAACATTTGCTTGGCGGGGCTGGCGTCATCTATAGACGGCAACGGGACACCTTGCTCAGCTTTCATGCCGCCATCTGCATACTTTTCCCTTGAGGCAGCGCCGCCCTTCTTCATACCGCGAAGAGGGGAGAGCGCGCCCTTCTTAATGGGCGAGAAGTTCATGGTAGCGCCGGGGACATCGCCAACAGCCTGTGCGCGCTGCATCATCTTAGCGGCACCGGCCATAGGTCCGCCAACCATCTTTTTGGCGCGGCCACCAGACTTCAAGCCACCAATGTGCTTGTAGCCTTCGCGCTCCTCATTGGCTTCCTTCATGTCCTTGTTCACAAGGGAGTCAGCAGTAATGGGCTTGTTGCCAGTGCGGACAGATTTGCCCATGTTGGCCACAGCCTTGCTTCCCTCGACCTTGCCACCGGACTTATAGGCCCGGCGAGAAATGGGGCGCATTCCCGTCTTTACGTCTGCATTAAGCAGCTCGGGCGGGCTCCAAGTGGATGAATCAACTTTTTCAGTTGGGCGATCCGCGCCAAGGCGTTGAGCCTTAGCTTTCATGGCCGCACGGGCCTGTTTTGCCATTTCAGACATGACGACTCCTAGTACCAGGATTACGGGCGTCCCCGTTGGCGATTTGCCAATTTAGAAGCTATCATAATAGCTTGCTCAGTAACAGAGCGGCTTTTCCCCTTTTGAGGCCTAGGTTTAGGTTTCCGGTTTGTGGAAACATCTAAAGCTTTCTTTATCATCTTATCTCTACTGGAACGTGGGGTTTTGGCTACAAAGCCGCCGCGCTTTTCACCGCCGCCGCCGCCGTCTCCACCGCCACCGCCATCGCCACCACCGCCACCATCACCGCCGTCACCGCCGCCATCTCCCCCATCACCGCCGTCTCCACCATCACCACCGTCACCGCCGTCGCCTTCACTGCCGTCATCGCCACCGTCGCCATCGTCACCATCATCGCCTTCATCTGCTTCATCCTCAAGCTCAGTCGGAGGGGTTGGGGGTGCAGGATTTGCAGCGTTCATTGCGTCTATCATGCTTTGCGGCATGTCAGCAGGGTCCATAACGGAAAGACCTTGAGCCGGAGCGGCAGATGGCGCACTTGCACCTACGCTAGCGCCAGTAGTGGTGCCCCCAACGCCGGGTGCGCCTGTGCTAGATCCGGGCGCGCCTTCGGGGCCAGGCCCAGCATCCATAACGTTTGCCGCCGTATCGGCTGCTTGGAATGCTGCCCCGGCTGATGTAGGCCCGGTTAAATCTGGGTTATCTTCAAGCTGTTCTGGCGCTGCAAATGCTGGCGGGGCAAAAACTGATGGCTGTTGGACGCCCGGCGTTGTCCCGCGAGATGCAGAGGGAGCGGGTGCAGGCGCAGGAGCCGGTGCCGGTGTGGCTCCTATCTGTCCCCTTGATCCAGGCATAGCGACATTGCCCATCACATCATAAGTGGGATCAGTAGGGGTGGGGCCAACAAGAGCGCCAAACGGACTTGCCGCCGGTTGTCCCGTATAGGCATTACCAAACATGCCCGGCGTAGGGGCAACGGATGTTGTCGTAACGGACTTTGTATCAAGCGGCGCTACAGGCGCTGGAGATGGGAGATCATATACGTCTACCTGACCAATAGGCGCGCCAGTAAACGAGAAGCCGGGCGATGTTCCGCCGGGCGCAGATGCCCCCGTAGAACCCGCTGGAGCGCCACCAAACGGAGTAGATGTGCCGCCGCCATACGAGCCGGGCAACCCATCGCCACCGCCGCCAGATATTGGTGTGATAGCCGGCGAGTTGACAGGCTCATAGCCGCCCAAATCGTGCTTTACTTCAGTTGGTGTTATTGGCGCATCCGCTTTTGGCGCGGGCTTATCTACGCGCAAAGGTTCAATCTCTGGCAGCTTTTTCTTCCGCTGCTCATCTATGCTCCGCATCATCTGGTCATAGATGGACTGGTCATAAAAGGGGCTACCGCCATCAGCGTAACGCTTGCGGGCTAAGCGCAGGGCTTCGCTGACGGAAGTAGGACGCTTCATGGCTGAGCCCTTAATGACTGCGGGTCAGAAGATGATGGATGATCTCAAGGGCCTTGTGAAGCGAGTCCGGCTTGGCATTGGCAGCCCCGCCACGTTTCATGCCCTGCTCATTGAGCTTGGTCACATTAAAGTTTGGATCATCTTTATGGGTTCTGGCATACTGGCGCTCTGCCCGCATCCAAGCACCGGAGTCACTAGGATCAGCCTGCGACTGCTCAAAGAGCTGTTTTGTGGTAGCGGGCCTGTTTGTGAAAAGGTTTGAGAAAAACCCTTCTTCAGGACGACGCATTGGCGCGGGAGCCGCTTCTCCAGTTGCTTGTGCTGCTGCCATGCGCTGTTTTGCAATTTGTATAGCCGGGGGCATAGGAGGCCCTTGCATTTCAGGGGGGCCTTGAACTTCCCCAGCCCCCACAGGCGCGTAAGCTGAATTAATGGCTGACGCAGTGGCGCGTCGTGAGCCAAGAACTTCAGCAGGCGTAGCGTATTTCCAATCAGCCGGACTTTTATCATTGATATCATATTGTGGGCCTGTAAAATAAACAGGCCACCCATCTCTTGTTTTTATTTCTGGATCAATGGGCCTTGGCGCTTCAGCAGGCTGCTCCGTCAACGCGCCAACACCAGCAGTACCCGCGCCAAGAGCTAAGCCGCCAGCAGTCCCCTGCGCAGCGCGCTGGCCCGGCAGAAAGTAATCAGGTGTCCGCTCCATGCGGCCCGTAGTTACGTTTCTGGTGGGGATTCGAGCGCCAGTTGTGGGGTTGCGAACCACGCCAGCAGGCGTTGTCAAATATTCCCAAGCGGTGCGCGGCGCGGCGGCAATTCGTTCGCCTATGCCCATGGCAGAACGGGCAACTGCCGGGGCAGCTTCTACAGCAGCCGCGCCAGCCGCACGGGCCGGAGCAGCGCCAGCCGCAATGCTCAGCGCAGATGTGCGAGCTGCCTGCGCAGCATTCTGGCGAGCGGCCACATTGGCCCGTTCAGCCGCTACAGCCGGATCAACGCCCTGGCTGATTAAATAATCACGCATTTGTTCTGCGGAGGGAAGACCAAAAGCCATTACAGTTCTCCAGTCTTGGTGCCGTCCAGAGTGGGCTCATTGCCCTCCAGACGCTGAAGCATTTGAGGATCTAGAAATTGCTGAGCATCAGCAAGCCCATCGGGGTTGCGCATGACTTCTTCAGCAAGCTTAATGGCGGCAAGGCGCTCACGGCTTTCGCGGTCACGCTTGCGGTTGATGGCGTCAAACATGGTGTCCTGATTGCGCTGCTGGATCTCCATCCGCTGCGTATCAACCTGAGCCATCTTGGCGGGGTCACCTTGATCGCGCTGCATTTCCATCTGGAGCCGCATGTGATCAAGTTCCAAACGAGCCTGAGATTCCTGCGCACGGGTCTGGCTATCCAGCATCCGGGCGTCAGCGTTGCTCTTGTCGTTCTGGGCCTTAGCCATGGCCTGCATAAGCTCTGGCGGGGGCTTGCCCTGCGCAGACGGCGGGATCATAAACTGCTGCGGGTTGGACCAGCCAAGGGCCTGCAACGCAGCCGTATCGACCGCAATTGGATCATACAGAGACGGATTGGACGCCACCAACTGTTTCAACGCCAGCACTTTCATAAGGCGTTGGGTTTGGCTTGAGGTATTGGGATCCGCCTGCGGAACAAAATAGTAATTGTCCAGCGCGTCCAAAAATGTCTTTTCGTCCCAAGGATATGCTGCTTTCCGGCGCTTTTGCCAGAAACTCTCTGGGTGATCCTTGAAGCACTCAACCAACATCTCAAACTCTTCAGATTGAGCTGCATGGAGGCGCTTGTGGACCGAGTTTAGAACCTTTTGAGCCTGCTCAATCATAGCAAGCGTTGTGCCCACGGGCGCATCGGGCTTACCCTCGGTCACCATAACTTCAGATGTGCCGCCAACGCGCATGCCAGTCTCAGCCATCTGAACGACAAGGTTCATCAGGGCTCCAGAAGGCTCTTTATAGGGCAAAGGCATGATGGCTTGGTTGATGGGCATGCCGTTGGTCTTGACCAATGCACCCCCGCCAGGAGGAACACGGAATATGTTGGTATTCTGCCGGGCTCCGGTGTCA